GTGGTTCCTTTATAGTCTGTTCCAGCATTAGAATAGATTCTACCACCTGTGGTGAAATGAAATCCAGTCAGTACTTCGTAGAATCTATCTCTCCAGTGTATACGTAGTTCTTCAGTATCTTCGGCGCTTGCTATACCAGTTGCTACTCGCCACATCGTGTCATTGACATCTGTATCGGCATGGTCTTTGTACGTGCTATCCCATATCTCCTCTGAGAATAGGTCTTCGAAAATGGTTGTTGGCATGTTTGATTTGGACATATAGGTTTCCTATTAATTTGTGTCTTATTTTTAAGTAAAGGTTATTTAGTAACCAATTGCACGTTTGATGTAGAGATGTGATTTTAGTCTATTTTACTGGAAGTTACAAGATATTTCGATTGAAATTTTGCTGATAATACTTATGCAGGCGGTGTTGAACTATGATATACTTCACAACCAACTAAATAAATATTTGGTAGAATAGAGTGGCACAGAATTTGCGCATCATAATAGTGGATTATATCATTCACGTCAACAATAATTGAAGGACATTACATATGAGTGAAGAAATCAATCGCAGAATCAGAGAAATGGACGATGATGATGCTAAGAAACTTGAATACTTAGTTGAACATCAGGAAGCCATTAAAGACTTACTGAAACATCGGGAGTCATATGCTATAGTAAGTAAGCGCATCAAAGTAATTGCAGCTTGGATAGTAGGTGTAGGTACGGCATTTTTCTTCCTACATGAGAAGTTTATAAGTTTCATCAAGGGCATTGTAAGTAGTGGTGCGGGTGGCGTTTAACTAAATACTAATACACGTGAGGATAGTATCATGACCGTAAAAGAAGAAGCACTATTAAAGTACCTTGAATTTAATCTCATAAATCTAGTTGTTAGCATCCAGCCACACTTATCTAAAGATGTTAATGAAGAAATTGTTTATGGGCTGGCCGATGATCTTCTTGTAGAAATGCGTGAAAGTCTTACACAACCAACTGGGTTGACACGCGAAATTCCACCTAAAACATAACTTGCGACTTTAGAATCGCTTGTAGTATAATGTATATGGAGTCGGGAACTCTCCATTCTATAGTTCCAATAATAGGACGATAACATGCAACATAGTAGCACTAATCATATTGTCTCAGGATTAACTCACGCCTTCAGACAAGAGCTAGAAAAAATACCAAATTACAAAATGAATATATCTGGTTCGCCTGTGTATCGGATGCAAGTAGAATTTGCATATGCAATTGATGCTATCACTCGTGGATCGGCCCATGAAATTGAAGGTGGTATATCAACTGCAAAGAAGTTAATCTCAGAGATGCGCAAAAATAATTCATAATATATGAAGCTCAATAATTTACTAGTTGACGCCAACCCTGCCTTTCGTGAGATATCGTTGAATTGCCAGCAATTTCTTGAGGAATCGCATGGGTTGCCGTTAGTTAAATGGTTTACCAAATCTTATCCTGATGTACATAGAGTTAAAGTACGTAAGAAAAAGAACAAAGGTGAATTTGATACTATATTCAATGAGACTTTTTATGAACAATATCCGTCATTAAGACAGCGATCTATTATAGTAAATCAGACCCAAGTGAAAGATAAAGAACCATACTTTGTTTTTCCTTCTGATGGATTTAAGTTCATATACTCCCCTACAATCACTGATTCAAAAATCCAATATGGTACCACCTTTGATGATGTAACCAAATCACTGTCCAAAGAAACTGGGAAAGAAATATTCAAGGATATTTTAACTTATGGATACACAGACGATTCTCTAAAAAAAGCAATTGTTGAATCTGCCGAAATTATAGTGTACAATATTCCGTTCTTCTATGTTGTGAGATGCAATATAGATTACAACAATCTACTGGAGTATCTACAATGAGTTACGAAGTGAAAGCGTTTAAATTAACTACGGGTGAAGAGATTTTGTGTAAAGCAGAAGATATAAATTCTGAAACATTTCTTATCAGTGATGCCCGAATGTTGATGTTTGATCAAAATAGTCAACCTAAAATGATCCCATACATGATGTTGTCGCATGGCCGAAACATTATCCTACAAAAAAATGCAATTATGTCTGAGGTTAAATCAATCGATCCAGAAATGGAGAAAAAATATCTTGCAGATACATCAGGCATAGCACTAGTATAGTGAATACATATCGTATTCGGATAGATATATCAGGCACAACACTAGCGTAACGGTCAGTTCTGCTAAATATTGACATGAGAGATATAATTGTATATAAGTGTAATGTTTGTGATCGTGAAATTCAACTTCAACGTAATATCAAGACAATTGAGACTGTAGGTGGATGTATTATCACATCCAATTGTCGTGGTCGGTTATACACAAAAGAGTTGATTAAAACAACATCGCCATTTTTAACTCGTACTCCTGAGGTTGATGGATTGGATGATTTCTATCCTAGATCAAAACTCTTCAAATTCACTCAGAAGTATGATAAATCAACATGGTTTATTAAACACAATCTTGAGACATTCCCAATTATCTCAGTATATGATTCTAATAAGAACATCATACCTGATTCGTCTTTTACATTAAATACAATAGATAAAAATACATTGAAGATTGAATTTGGTACATTGACTTCTGGCACCGCTGAGTTATATGTCAGAGAAGTATCTATTCTCAGAACTGATAATGAAACGAACATTGATATAGAAACTATTCAGGTGAGTACCAATCTATTGACTGGTACAATTGCAGTACTTACACGAAATCCGAGAACATCACTAATTGAGCAAAAGGATGATGATGGTAATATAGTAATGGATGATGATGATCAGCCAATTTTGGTAAAAGCTTCTGACACCATTACGTTAAAATTAACATCATCTACAGGTCAAGTTCAATTCAGTAGTGTTGAATTGACTAAAACAAATAATAATTCTCCTTGGTCGGGATATACTAAAGTCATAATCCGTAACAAAGTTTACTATATTGGGTTCATTGATTTTTATAGCAACGGTTTCAATACATCATTAATATCCAGCGGCACATCAATTACTATAGAAGCTAGTGACCAAGGTGTCAGCCACTTCTTACTGTCAGATTCTCCCTTTGAACGAACTGACATAATCAAAGACAAGGTATTAGAAGTAAGCAAAGTAAATTCATCAAGTGGTTCACTTTTCTTTGACAATGATGAGATCTTTTGTGATAATGAGTCCACAAACAAAGTGTACCCAAATTTAATTATCACATAAAAGAAACCTATAATATATGAATTTGAAGAAACAATTGAAATTAATTGAGTATCTTATCTCGTGTCCAGATACTTTTTCCATATGCAATAGCATTATGGACTATGAATATTTTGATCCATCATTACAACCTACAGTGAAATTCATTCTTGATTTCTATGAGGAACATGGTGGACTACCGAAACCATCTGTTATTGACGCTGAAACAGATGTGAAACTTAAAAAACAGAAACTGACAAAAGCTGACGTAAATTACACAACATTAGAAATTGAATCATTTTGTCAACAAATGGCAATGCAAGATGCAATTCTAGCATCAGCAGAACTGATCAAGAAGGGTGAATTTGGTGAGATTGGTGAACTAATAAAAGAAGCACAGATGGTGTCCATTCAGGCTAACTTAGGTATATCATATTTTAGTACTGTGGAAGAACGCTTACAAAGACTATTACATGGTAACGAAATACTTCCTACTAAATGGCCGACATTTAATCAGAAATTATTTGGTGGTCCAGCAAGAAAGGAACTTGTATTATTTGCTGCTGGATCGGGTGGTGGTAAATCAGTTGTATTATCCAACTTAGGTCTTGATTATGCAGAGCTAGGACATAACGTCTTATACATATCACTTGAGTTATCACAAGATATCGTAGCACAAAGATTTGACTCTATGATTACAGGCTTTGGACGAAAGGATTGGGAAGATCATATTCCAGAGATTATTAGTAGCGTTAAAACATTTAAAAATAGTGTTGATGTTGGAAGGTTAGATATTGTATACATGAAGACTGAAACCAAGGCAGTTGAAATTCGTGCATACTTAAAAAACTATCAGATGCATTATGATTGTACACCTGATATAATAATTGTAGATTACTTAGATAAGCTGGCACCAAACAAGCGTGTTGATGGCAATTCATTTGATATTGACAAAAAAGTGTCCGAGCAATTGCGACAAATTGGTGTTGATTATAACGCTGCCATTATCACAGCTTCTCAACTAAATCGATCAGCAGTTGGCGAGGCAACACAAAATCATTCACATATTGCTGGTGGTATATCTAAAATCAATGAAGCAGATACGTTCATAACGCTATATATGGACGAAGTAATGAAATCAAGCAATCAGATGAATATGAACTTTCAGAAAACCCGTAACAGTGACGGTGTAGGTTCCAGTGTCCAGATGACTTTTGATGGAAAAACCCTCAAAATACACGATGGCGCTGACAACCTAAATATACTGAAACCCTTATCTACTAGAGACAAAGCAAAGGTAGACAGGGATGCAATTTCGTCCGGTAAAGGATCGGACTTAATGGAAATTTTTGGAAATTAACATCGACGGAGATGAAATAATGAGTGATGAGACATCAGTAGAAAGTACAGAAGAAGTAGTAGAAA